GGTCTTACTGTTTCTGGTACATGTAATAATGGCTTGACTGATCTTGCTTTTGTTCCTCTTGTTTCTGAATATACCGGTAAATCTGAACCTTATAAAAGTCAGACTGTGTTCTTGAACTTTACTTTCTGGTTGGAACTTCGTACTAATAATAATCCTGCTTTAGAGCTTTATAAGAAATGTTTCGGCTTTGAATTTATTAGTTCGATTGATATTCCGTTGACTACTTCCTCGGGTCAGTCTCCTTTTGATCGTGTTTATATGTCTCCTGCGCAAGTGGTTATTCGTCAATCTCCTACTGATAAATCTATGACCCGTATCACTGCTCGTGTTCGTATTAAAGGTTATATTAATGCCTCTGGCAATATCAGTTCTAAATTGTATTTAGCCGTTCGTCAAGCTTCCCAGTTTTGGAACTCTGGCTCTAACCATACTCTGAGATTTAATAATGTTGGCTTTGATGATTTTACCGTAACTAATTATTACGCTGGTGTCACTCCGTATTACGGTGTTGGCTCTACTGATGATAAGGCTATTAAGATTTCCGCTTATCCTTTCCGCGCTTACGAAGCTGTGTATAATGCATATATTCGTAATACTCGTAATAATCCGTTCATTCTTAATGGTAAAAAGACTTATAATCGCTTTATTACCAATGATGCTGGCGGTGCTGATTCTCTCACCCCTAAATCTCTTTTTTATGCTAATTGGCAAAGTGACGCATACACTTCCGCTCTTACTGCTCCTCAGCAAGGTATTGCGCCTCTTGTAGGTCTTACTACTTATGAGACGAAGTCTATTAATGATGCTGGTCATGAAGTTACTGTTGTCAATACTGCTATTGTTGACGAAGACGGTAATGCCTTTAAGGTCGATTTTGAAAGTAATGGCGAAGCTCTTAAGGGCGTTAATTATACTCCTCTTAAGGCTGGAGAAGCTTTAAATATGCAGTCTCTCGTGTCTCCTGTTACTTCTGGTATTTCTATTAATGATTTTCGTAACGTTAATGCCTACCAACGTTATCTCGAGTTAAATCAGTTCCGCGGATTTAGTTATAAAGAGATTATTGAGGGTCGTTTTGATGTCAATGTTCGTTATGACGCTCTGAATATGCCTGAATATCTTGGTGGTATTACTCGTGATATTGTCGTTAATCCTATCACTCAAACTGTCGAAACATCTAATACTGGTACCTATGTAGGTGCTCTTGGTTCACAGGCTGGTTTGGCTACCTGTTTTGGTAATAGTGACGGCAGTATTTCTGTATTTTGCGATGAGGAGAGTATTGTTATCGGTGTTATGCACGTTATTCCTATGCCGGTGTATGATTCTTTATTGCCTAAATGGTTGACATATCGCGAACGTTTGGATTCATTCAACCCTGAATTTGATCATATTGGTTATCAACCTATTTACGTCCGTGAATTGGCTGCTGTTCAGGCTCGTCAGTTTAATGTTGATCCTATGACGGTATTTGGATATCAGCGTCCTTGGTATGAATATGTCCAGAAGCCAGACCGTGCACACGGTTTGTTCCTGTCATCTCTGCGTAATTTTATCATGTATCGTAGCTTTGCAGATGTACCCGAGCTTGGCAAGGATTTTACGACTATGAAACCAGGTGATGTTAATAATGTGTTCAGTGTTACTGAAATAGGTGATAAAATCCTCGGTCAGATTCATTTTGATTGTACAGCTCAATTGCCTATTTCTCGTGTTGTTGTTCCTCGCTTAGAATGATTTGTTATGAAAGTGTTATCTCGTATTAATCCGTCTGAACCGTTTTATCGTGTATCTGTAAAGCGTGTTTCAGCTGATGAACCCGTCGTTTCTGGTTTGTCGATTACTCCCTCTGATATTGAACGTCTTGCTCGTCAAGGTGTTCCCGTGTCTGTTCCTAATGCGAATAGTTTCTATTCTATAGATTCTGGTCTTGAAGTTCCCCCAGAACTTAAGGTGGATGCGGATAGAAATTCTCTCTGGGAGATGTCCCAACAGTCAAAGGCGCGTATTATGAAAGCTCGTAAACGTGAAAAGGATCATCTTACTTAAAATTGTACTGTCATGCCGATTAAAGATTTGTTAGGTATTGGTACCTCCCTTTTGGGAGGTGCCTTTTCTGGTATTGGTGCTAAAAAGCGTCAAGAAACTGCTATTAAAGCACAGCGCGAGGAAAACGAAAAAGCTCGTAACTGGCAACAAAAGATGGCTGAATGGCAAGTAGGTATAGAGCGTGAAAATCTTGCTGATGAACGTGCCTATAATAACCCCTCTGCTGTTATGAAGCGTTTGAAAGATGCCGGCTTGAACCCTGATCTTATGTACGGTAGCGGTGCATCTGGTCTTGTGGATAGTAATGTTTCTGGTAGTGCTTCTGTTGGTAATGTTCCTCCTGCTGATGTTGCAGGCCCTATTATGGGAACTCCTACTATGATGGAGTCTCTTTTTCAGGGTGCTGCGTATGCTAAAACCATTGCGGAAACGAAAAATATTAAGGCTGATACCTCGAAAAAAGAAGGTGAGGTAACATCTCTTAATATTGATAATTTTGTAAAGGCTGCATCTTCTGATAATGCTATAAAAATGTCTGGTCTTGAGGTTCAGTTGACTAAAGCACAGGCAGAATATACTGCTGAACAGAAAAGCAAGCTTATCTCCGAGATTAATGATATTAATGAGCATGTCAACTTACTTAAGGCACAGATTTCTGAAACATGGTCTCGTACTGCGAATTTGGATAGTTCTACCGTTCTTAACCGTACTACCGCTATACTTAATAATCGCCGTTTTGACCTCGAGTGTGAAGATTTTGCACGTCGTGTACGTGAGACTGATGCGAAAGTTAATCTCTCCGAAGCCGAGGCAAAGAGCATCCTTGTAACCATGTATGCTAAAGTTAATAATATCGACACTGATACTGCCCTCAAACAGGCAAATATTCGTCTTACGGATGCCCAAAAGACGCAAGTCGAGCATTATACTAATAGCATAGACATCCATCGTGATGCTGCTGTTTTTAAGCTCCAGCAAGATCAGAAATATGATGATGCCCAGCGTATCGTTACCGTAGCTAATCAGGCTACCCAGTCATTGTATCACATTTCGCAAGTTGCCTCCGATTGGCTTCCGTCCCCTGGCGGCATCGCGAAAAAACTTCTACGCTCTGGCAAGAAATAACTCGCTAATCGCCGTTAGGCGTACTCATTATCCATTAATGTAGCAAGCCGTAGGCGTGGCGAAATATACCAAATGAGCGTCAGCGAATCGAGCGAAGCGAGCCAAGCGCGTTACAGGATAGATATATCCGTAATGCTAATGGTTCGCCTCGCTTTGTCCGTTTACCGTCAACAATAGATGCGCGCACCCTAAACCAATAAAAATGAATAGAATTGTCCCACCTCGGTTAGAGAGGGCTCTATCCCTCTTGATAATATAAGCGCAACTGACATGTTGACCATTGAAGTTGCAAATGATACCTTAGCATTATAGAAATAATATCCCGAAATATGTTTTATAACATATAGTCGGTTATTCCTTTTGTTCTTTGGATTGCTTATTTTTGCCGCATGTTAAATAATAAAATTATTCAAGTTATGGAAAGAAGATATCAAGGTGTTTTAAAATTTAAGCGTTTTTTTGGTGTTAAGGCTGGTCGTTCTATCTGGAAAGAGTCTTTTGTTAAGACACATGTTTATACTGATCCCTTGCCTGCTCGTTCTGAGCTTTGTTGGCTTCGTGATTATATTGTACCTGCTACTGGTGCTTGTGTCGTTGGTTATTATATTGATACTTTTTTTGATATGGATGAAAATCTTCCTTTATAATCATGGATATTAAGTGTTTACATCCCGTTATTCTTATCAATCCCGAGGCTCGTAAAAAAGCCTTGGATTTTGATCGTATCTATATTCGTGAACGTTGTCAATGCTGGATCATGGAAACCTTTGTTCTCGAACCCTGGCAATATTCTCCGAGAAAATGGTCTATTGGTCTTTCGGACATAGAGCATTGTTACCTTTTAAATTCGGAAACTGGTGATATGATCCCTCTTTATATTGTTGTCCCTTGTGGCTCTTGTATTATCTGCCGTAAACGTAAAGCTAATGCTTTGGCTACTCGCGCTATCATGGAAACAGAGACTATTGGTTCTGCCCCCCTTTTTATTACACTCACTTATAATCCCGAACACCTTCCCAAAAATGAACATGGTTATGAAACACTTCGAAAATTGGATTTGCAATTGTTTTTCAAGCGTTTACGCTCTCTTCTTGACAATCAGTCTATTCCTCATTCGCTGCGCTATCTCGCGTGTGGCGAGTACGGTTCTAAAACCAAAAGGCCTCATTATCATTTACTTTTGTGGGGTTTCCCTGTTACGCATTTTAAGGATATACTTAAAGTCCAATCATTTATACAAAAAGCATGGTCTTACTTCCAGGTTGACGAAAACGGTAAACGCATACCTTTTTATAGTAAATGTCGAACCTGTCCATTCAATCAATATAAGGAGCGTAACTCCTGCTCGGCTGTTGCGCATCTATGCGCTGGCGCGCGCTTACGTTATCCGTCAGGAGCTTTTATTTATCGTCGGTGTCCGATCGGATCAATAAAGGTTCTTCTGGCTAATTCTGGCGCTCCTGCCTATATTACTAAATACATGGTTAAAGGTTCTAATGCTCCTCATTCTACCTGTGAGCCTCCATTCCGTACCGCCTCTAATCGAGGTGGTGGTATCGGTTCTGCTTATATCCGTGCTCGAAAGGATGAAATTTTAAATAATCCCTCTCTCGAAGCTCTTCCTGTCGTTGACCGTGTTACTGGTTCAGGTAAGCTTTTTTATATGCCCATAGATTTTTGGGTAAAATCTACATTAATACCCTCCCCGTCTTCTTATTTAAAATCTAAAGAATATGAGACAGTTCGTGATTTTTGTTACACTTTTACATTATTTGAACAATGTGCCCAGCAATTATATCGCCTTTGGCCTATGGATCGCTTTTTTGACGGTGAGTTGCAGTACTATACGGATGAGTTTTGTAACCCCCTTAAGCGTGAAAAATGGGCTGCGGCTTATGCTCATGTGCGTGAATATACTCCTGTTAATATACCTAACATTAATATCGGTAATTGGATAAAAGATCGTGAGTATTTTAATGAATATATGTACACTTTAACAGAGCGTTTAGATATTTTAGCACGAAAGGTTTTGGAGATTGAGATAGATGATTCGTATTTTCGCGGTCGAGAACAGTATTTAAAAAATCGCGTTGAGATATTTAAAAAGAAATATGGTGACAAAAAAACAAATCTTGGCGCTCTTGCGGAAAATATTGCCCTCTCCGTTGAGCGCAATAGATGGCGAGAGTACTTTTAATCTCGTAGTGTATTATATTTTGTATGCACTTGTCGTTATTGGTCTCTCGCTCTTGCTTTGGTTCTTGCCGTCCTGTACGGTAACCTTCTCTGTACAAAAGAATAACAACAACTCTACCCAGTCCAGCGAGAGTAGTAGTTCTTCTTCTGTGGATTCTACAACTATTTTTCAACCTCAAACATTCAAGTAATGGCAAGTGTTTTTAATAAAATTGGTGATGTTAAAAATGATGTCAAGCGTAATAGTTTTGACTGGTCACACGACAACAATTTTACCACAGATTTGGGTCGCATCACTCCTGTTTTTACGGAGTTAGTACCTCCTAACAGTTCTATTCGTATCAAACCAGAGTTTGGTTTGCGGTTTATGCCTATGATGTTTCCTATCCAGACGAAGATGAAAGCTTATTTGTCTTTTTATAAAGTTCCTTTGCGTACACTCTGGAAGGATTACATGGACTTTATTAGTTCTGATAATACGGAAGAGTATCAACCTCCCTATATGAATTTTTCAGCTAATGATTATAACGAAGGTGGTGCTCTTTCTCCCTCTGGTCTTGGTGATTATTTTGGTATTCCTACTAATCAGCAAGTTTCTGGCACCCCTATTGGCAATTTTGCTCCTCAATTTTCATTGACTAAATTTGATGTCGATGGTCATGTTTTGCGTGTAGGTTCCGGCGGTTTGCTTAATGATGCTGGTGTTCTTTCTGATGGTAACTTAAAAGACGGTCTTACTGTTTCTGGTACATGTAATAATGGCTTGACTGATCTTGCTTTTGTTGAACTGAT